GGAGGTACGGGAAGGTCACCCCAGGCGGTCACGAGCGGTTCCCCCGGGGTGCGGCACCTCGGCATTCGCGTCGATCCGGGGGTGAGCAGCGCCCCCCTCCACCCCCCTCCAAATGCGCTGTTGCGTGAAACCGCAACGGAGGTAAAGCGCAAAACAAGCGGTTCGTACGTAGTGCAGGTGCTCAGTTGTGCCGTGTAAGTGTATGTACCCCAGCGTTTTAACCTACCCCTTCATTTTGTTGCGCAAAAGAGCAATTGACAAGGGGTTCTGACTTCTCGACTCTTGGGACGGCGACGCGGTTTACGCGGTTGCCCCCCCCCTCCACACCACCCACGCCAGTGGGTCGGACCTCGCACAGGTCACTAAGGGTGCTGCGCCTTCGCCAAGGCCACAGCGCCATGGTGACTCGCTGAAGGTATTGGTGCGCTTCGCGCCACAGCGCCGGTTGCGAGTCATACAGCCTCTAAAAAATTCCCCCCAAATTTTTTTTAACTGCGCCTCATCACCCGCTGGTACTAGGTGGTCCGCTGTACCCTAGGGTACTTGCGCGGGCGCGTTTTAAAAAAGGGGAGGATGCGCCTTGGCGATTCGTACTAACACAGACGGTTTGCAAAATGTCGCGGCCCATAAGCGGCTGGCGGCGGCAGTGATCATCCAGGCCATGGACGATGCGCGGTTCATTCATCGGCATGGATTGCGTCGGGCATCTGGTGCGATGATTCGGGACTTGGACGTGATCCAGAAGTTGGTGAAGAGGCGTAAGGGAAGCGCCAACGTCTACACCAAGGCCCGTCGGTTGGTGACGTTGGGTGACCCGGTCACCTTTCTGCGAACCTCTTCGCCCTGGCATGAGGCGTTGAATGTGGAACCGTCTTCGATGACGGATAAGGTGATCTACGGCGATGACAACGATTAAGGCGCAACCCAAGGCGAAGGCGAAGGTCAAGAAGAAGAAGACGCGTCTGGTCCGTAAGGGCGACGAGTTCAAGCATCGGGGAGTGTTTCGAGACAATACCCGTTTCCCTCGCGCCAAGCGGGAGGGGATCTCGATCCGCAACCCGGACTGCGTGATGGTGGAGGTGATCGAGAAGGAGTATCTGGTGCCGGAGACCGGCAAGCCTCTGCAGTTGGAGGATCATCAACGCCGCATCCTCAATCATATGTTCACCCCCGTGAATGGCCGGTTGCGCTACAACACCTACGTCTACAGTTGTCCCAAGAAAAGCGGCAAGACGGAGATCGCGGGGGCGGTGATGTATGCCTTCAGCAAATGCTATGGGGGCGACTGCTACAGCATTGCTAATGACCTCGCCCAGGCCCAGGAACGGGCCTTTACCCGGGTGGTGGCGTCGTTGAAGACGTTGCGAAAGGAACAGGCGGAACGCTTCGAGGAGGAGGTGGCCGACGACTATCAGAAGGTGGTGGCGAAGAAGTCGGCCGACGGCAACACCCAGGTGCTGTTAAAGAATGGGGCGCGTATCCTGGCGATACCCTGCGATCCGTATGGCGAGGCGGGTGGTATGCAGTCGTTGACGGTGTGGGATGAACTCTGGGGGTATCGCCACGAAAACGCGTGGAAGTTGTGGACGGAAATGCAGCCACTGCCTCGTGGCGTCGGCGGCTTGCAAGAGTCGATACGGTTCATCGTGACCTATGCCGGGTGGTTTGGCGAGTCGGAACTGTTGTGGAACGTCTACGAGGAGGTCGTCCAGCCGGATGAGAACGGCAACCCCACGGGCGAGAAGGTGCGGTATCTGGACGACTTGCCGGTCTACGTCAAGGATCAGACGTGCGTCTATTGGGATAATGAGGCGCGTATGCCGTGGCATACAGCGGAGTTCATGGAACAGGCGAAGAGAGACCCGGCATTGAAGGGGCGGGCGTCGGAGTACCTCCGCATTTGGGAGAACCGCTGGACGACGGGGTTGGAAAGCTACATCGACATGAACTTGTACGACCAGCTGGTGGCCCGTGGGGAGGCGGAGGGACTCAGCAACAAAATGGATGGGTTGCTCGTATGACGACGGCGATACAGGTGGGCCGCATCGGCCCGGAGAAGACCGGCCATATAGAGGTCGGCGCTTTCTATCTGGTTAAAGGCACCGACAGTTTCGGTGAGGCGATACCGGAGCAGATCATACGCGTGGAGTCCAAACCAAGGTACCCCTTCGTCGCTTCGCCCAATCCGGTGGTCAAGGCGAGCGTGTGGATGGCGCTACCCGGCTTCGATGGTCTCCTTCACTTCCAGCAGCATGACTACCCCCTCTCGCTCGTCAACACCACCGATCATGGCAGTGTCGGTTGGCATGACCGGCACCTTGAGCGCATCGATCTAAACACCCTCTTGCATCACCCGGACTACGGACCCCTTGCCCGCGACATGGTAACGCGGGGGAGGATGATTGTGCGATGAACGTGATACTTACGCCCCAAGAACTCTACCTCGCGGCGTCTATCGGCATGATGCGGCAATGCACTAACATCCGCGATAAGCGGAGACACAGGTACGGTGCCGATCCCAAGGAAGCGTGGACGGTCAACATCGAGGGGGCGTGTGGTGAGGCGGCGGTAGCGAAGGCGTTGGGGATCTACTGGAACGGTGCCCTCGGCAACTTCAAAGCCAAGGATGTCGGACCGCATCAAGTGCGGACAACGACGCTCCCCGGTGGACACCTACTGCTGCATAAGGAGGATGCGGACGAAGACCTCTTCCTCCTCGTCACCGGCTTTAGCGGAGACTACGTGATACGCGGCTGGATACAGTGCTTCGAGGGCAAGAAAGAAGAGTACTGGAAAAGTAACTTTGAAAATCCAGATCGATCTTGCTATTGGGTGCCGCAACAGGCACTAAATCCTATGGACACAATGGGGCAAGAATGAAGACGCTTGTCATCAATACCGCGAAGACCTACAACCTGGCTTTTGACAAGTTGATGGCGTGGGCCGAAAAGCAGGGCGATGACGTGGAGGGGTTTGGGCGCGACACCGTCATCACGCCGCTCGACCTCATGCTGGCGGATCGGATACTGATCAGTGTGATCTTCTCCTGGGACTTGGACTACGCCGAAGAGATCGTGCAAGATGCAATCCATTACGGGTGCGAGGTGGCGTTGGGCGGTCCCGCCATTCACGTCAATGGCGAATACTTCAAGAGCCGGTATCCCACCGTCGAAGTCAACATCGGGCAGCATCCGTGCGACGAGGTGATGGTGGAGGATGTGCCGATGACGTTCACGTCGCGGGGTTGTATACGCAACTGCCCCTGGTGTATCGTGCCCACCATCGAAGGGCGCACCATGATCGAGCGGGACGACCTACGGTATGCCCCCTTGATTCTCGACAACAACTTCCTCGCTACGAGCTCCGCGCACCAAGAGAAGGTCATGCGGGTGTGGTCGGGCAAGAAGGTCGATTGGAACCAGGGGCTCGACGCCCGCCTCTACACCTCTGCTTTCCGCGACCTCGTCGCCAAGCATCACGTCAAACCTATCGTCTGGCGATTTGCTTACGACTCGGGCGGCATGACGCGCCATGTGCAACGGGCGATAGAGGATCTGCGCGGTTCGACAGTGGGTGACTACCGACGCATACGCGTCTACCTCCTCTTCAACCATGACGAAAGCATCGAAGAGGCGCAGTCGCGGGCCGAAGAGATCATCGGCTGGGGCGCTTCGCCCTGGCCCATGGCCTATAAGCCTCTGGATTGGCGCCATACCACGCCCTATGTGTCGCCGCAGTGGACAAAGAAAGACGTATCCAACTTCCGGCGCTTCTACTCCCGCGCATGGTTATGGAAATCGACCTCGTTTGATGAATACGAACCCGAAGTATACGAAAAGAAACGGGCCCGGCGATGCACTGGCGCATCAGTCACCGCTTTGACCGCGTAGCGTGTAGGATGGCGGACCGCCACTACAGCCGACGCAAGGTCGGCAGCAACCAGTTTGTGCCGCCTGGCCGGTGCCTGGTGCTGCTTCACGTTGCCGACGACGCCTTGTGGACTTCTTCCTGGCAAGAGCCGCAGTATACCCTCCATCAATGGAAGGGCGCCTGGGTCAACACCCTCTTTCGCAACGAGGGAGAGACGCTGTCCTCGAAGCTGATACGGGATGCGGTGGCGGCAACGCGCTGGAAGTGGGGCGATCCGCCCGAACAGGGCATGGTGACCTTCATCGATACCGACAAAGTGCGTAAAAAACGCGATTTCGGCCGGTGCTACCGCAAGGCCGGGTTTCGGCACGTCGGAGAAACTAAAGATCGCCACCTTTTGGCTTTGCAGCTAGCGCCAGAGGATATGCCGGAAGCGTGTGCGCCGGTAGATACGCAAATAGAACTGATGCTTGGGGGAGCTCTACAGGTGACACCGTGAAAAAGAAGGATGTAGAGAAGATTCGGAAGCGGGCGGCGCGGTCCCTCTCTACCTACGTGTACTATGGTGCCTACGTGCGTATACACGCAAACGATCTGAGGGCTCTTTGCGATGAATTGCTCAAGCATATGTCCGCAGAGCAGATAGAATTGGAATTATAACGATGGTTGAAGACCCGATTCTACACATAGGCGTCGACATCGCAACTAAAAGGGACACCAGTGCCGTCGCGGCGGTATATAAGCACCCCTTTAGGAACCAGTATCACTTGTGGGGGTGCAAAATCTTCAAGCCACCGGTAAATATC